GCACAACCCTGCGATCCCGCCGCAACTGCGCCTGTGCCGGGCGATCGTCCCGACGCTTGGCCTGAAGGCGGTGCAGTTGCGCGGCTATGAAGCCGACGATCTGCTGGCGACCTATGCGCGGCTGGCGGAAGAGGCCGGCATGGCGACCATAATCTGCAGCGCAGACAAGGATTTGCTCCAACTGGTCCGCCCTGGAGTATCGGTTTTCAACCCGATGGCCAAGAACGACGACGGCCAGACCTACGGCAAGATGCTGGGCGAGGACGACGTCGTCGCGAAGTTCGGCGTGTATCCATGGCAGGTGCCGCACGCCCAGGCGCTGTCCGGCGACTCGATCGACGGCATCAGCGGTATCCCCGGGATAGGGGAGAAGGGCGCCGCGGAACTGATCGGCCGGTTCGGCGATCTCGAGTCGCTGCTGTGCCGCTCCGACGAGATCAGCAAGCCCGGGCTGCGCGCCAAGGTCCAGGCCGGCGCACTGCTCGCGCGCCAGTCCTTCCGGCTCGCCAGCCTGGACGATCAGGCGCCGGTGCCGCTCGACCTCGACGAGCTCGCGCTCAGCCCCATTGATGCGCCGGCGCTGCTCTCCGCTCTCCGCGCGCTCGAGATCGTCCAGTTCGCCAGGCGCTTCGCCTACCCCTTCGGTCTCCGCGCTGATGACGCAGAGCCATGCCCACGCATCGCCGATCTCGCCGATGAGCAGATGGAGATCATGGGAGCCTAGATGATGACCAAGATCGATAAGCGCACAATCTGCCTGCCACCCCTACCTTTCAGGTTCGAGGGCGACATTGCTTATGTGCCCACGCCAACGTCGGGCATCGAAGCCATCATTGATGCTGCGGATGCACATTTGGTCGACGCGCATAGGTGGCGTGTCAGGCCACAAGGCAACCTCATCTACATTCATACCAGGACGCTGTACGGCGGCAAAAAGCGCACGGTACTGCTCCATCAAATGATCATGGGCGGCAGCACGCGCGAGCGGCAGATCGACCACATCAACGGCAACCCGTTGGATAATCGGCGCTGCAACCTGCGTTTTGCGACGCCGCTTCAGAACTCATGGAACACGAGGAAGCGAGAAGGGCTGCTGTCGAAGTACAAGGGCGTAACGCTTCATAAAAAAACAGGGAAGTGGCAGGCCCAAATCAAGTTGTCTGGCACCTCAATATACCTTGGCCTCTATGACACAGAGACCCTTGCGCATGAGGTCTACGCCGCAGTCGCGCGAGAGTTTCACGGCGAATTCGTGAGGCTCGGATGTCCTGGCCTTTCGATCCACTCCCGCCGTTCGCATTCGACGTCTGTGTCGTCGACCCGCCGTGGACGTTCGATGTCCGCTCCGCCAAGGGCGAGGGCAAGAGCCCGCAGGCGCAGTATGCCACGATGAAGCTCGACGAGGTGATGGCCTTGCCGATGGGCGACCTGATGGCGCCGGGCGGCATGCTGATCCTCTGGACGACATGGCCGCTGGTTGCGATCGGCGCCCATGTCGAGGTCGTTCGCGCATGGGGGCTGAAGCCGGTCACCGGCGGCGGCTGGGCGAAGCGCACCATCAACGGCAAGCTTCGCTGGGGCCCGGGCTACATCGCCCGCACGGTTCACGAGCCCTACATCATCGCCAGCCTGCCGGACGCGGACTGGAGCGGCGCATCGTTCCCCAATCTGGTGGAGACGCTGGAGACGCTGTCTCTCGACGGCCTGGCCCGGGAGCATAGCCGCAAGCCCGATGAGTTCTACGGGCTTGTCGAGCGCGCTTGGCCCGATGCGCGTCGCGCCGACATCTTCGCCCGACAGTCTCGCCCGGGCTGGGCGACCTGGGGATTCGAGCGGGAGAAGTTCGACGGAGCGGCAGCCTGATGGGCGCAGTCATCGCAATGGATCGCACGCCGCTCGACCAGCGCAAGCTGCCGCACAATGTGGACGCGGAGCAGATGGTGATCGGCGCTCTGCTGAACGAGAACGACTGGCTGTCTAAGATCGGGCAGACGCTCTCGCCGGCGGACTTCTACGAGCCGATTCACGGCAGCATCTATGACACGCTCGTCAGCCTGATCGAGGCCGGCCATGCAGCATCGCCGATCAGCATGAAGCCCTATGTCGCCGAGATGCAGATCCCGGACATGGCGCCGTTCGACTATCTGATGCGGCTCTGGAATGCGGCGCCCAAACGGATCGCCGACGCGATCGAATACGCGAAGATCGTCAAGAACGACGCCATCACGCGGTCGATCTATCTCGTGTTCGAGGAGGAGATGGCGGACATCCTGGCCGGCAAGCCGGTCGCCGCCGTGAAGCGCCTCGAGCGCGTCGAGACGCTGATCAATGATCTGCGACCACCGCTGTCAGCGCAGAGCGGGTTCGAGCGGTTCGAGGTCGCCGCTGAGCGCGCCGTGGACATCGCGGCCCGGGCCTATTCCCGCGGCGGCGTGCTGGCGGGGCTGTCGACTGGCCTGCAGCGCCTCGACGACGCGCTGGGCGGTCTACACCGCTCCGACATGGTGATCCTTGCCGGCGCGACCGGGTCCGGGAAGTCGGCGCTGGCCATCAACATCTCCTATGCGGTCGCCCGGGGCCTGATGGAGCGCGCAGCGGCCGGCGAGAAGCCAGGCGTCGTTGGCTTCTTCTCGCTCGAGATGCCATCGGACCAGATCGCGCAGCGCATCTTGGCAGAGCACTCCCGGGTGTCGGGCTGGCGGCTGCGGAAGGGCTTCGTCAGCGAGGCGGAGTTCACCTCGTTCTCAGACTCCGCCTACACGCTGCGATCGCTGCCAATCGAGGTCGACGCCACGGCAGGCCTCACGATCTCGCAACTGATGATGCGGGCGAGGGGGCTGAAGAAGCGCCGCGGCGTCGAACTCTTGGTCGTCGACTATCTCCAACTGCTGAAAGGCACCGATCGCCGGCGCGAATCCAGCCGTGTCCAGGAGGTGGCCGAGATCACCGCTGGCCTGAAGATGCTGGCGAAGGAACTGGATGTCCCGGTGATCGCCCTCTCGCAGGTGGCGCGCGACATCGGCAAGCGCGACGACAAGCGCCCGATGCTCTCCGACCTGCGCGAGAGCGGCTCGATCGAGATGGACGCCGACGTCGTGCTCTTCGTCTACCGGGACGAATACTACCTGAAGAAGTCCGAGCCGAAGCCAGGGACGGAAGCGCATGCGGAGTGGACGTCTGCGATGGAGCGGGCGCACGGCCGCGCCGACATCATCATCGCGAAGAACCGCCACGGGCCCGAGGACACGATCAAGGTCGGTTTCGACGCCACGCTCACGCAGTTCAAGGACGAACTGCCAGATGACGTCGGGCCACCAGAGCGGCGGGAGAAGCGCGACAGGCCGGTGCCCCTGCGGCTGATCAAGGAAGCGACCGTCGCGCTCGGCATCCTGAAGAGCCTGCTGATCACGCAGTCGATCGAGAACGATGGCCACGTCGACAAGGCGGCCAAGGGCGCCAAGCTCGTTTCCTACACGGTCTGGCGAGAGAAGTGCGCGGAGGAGCTCCTCGACACTGACCGTGACGAGGGCAAGGCCGCAACCCTCATGGAAAAAATCGTGAAAGACCTGCGCGCGCCGTCGAGCGGGCATCCGCCGCTGATCGGGCGTGGCGGCAGCAAAACGGAACCGTGGGTGTGGACCATCGAGGCCAAGTCATGACCGAAACCCGCATGGAGCTCCGCGTTGACGCGGTCCAGGACGAGCATCGCCGCGGCTGGATAGGCCTCTACTTCACCGACAAGGGCGTGAAGACGGTCACAAGCCGCTGGTGCCGGCGCGCGGCGCTGCTGTTTCCCAGCGAGCAGGAAGCCCGGCTGGCGGCCGCAGAGGCGCTGCTGCGCCATCTCAATTCCACACCGCGCCCTCGATCGAGCGGCGCGAAGACATTCGAGGTCCGTCGCAACGGTAAAGCTGTTCGGACCATCTCGCTCCCACGGGCATAGGAGGCGCCGGTGACAATCGTGAAAACAGCGGAAGGGTGGTGCGTGGTCGACGAGCAGGGAGTTGCGATCGCCGGTCCCTTCGCCACCAACAGCGAGGCATGGCGCGCTCAGGACCGGATGGAGCGGCAGCCCGTTAGCCCGCAGGAGAAGCGAACCGATTTCATGTGGCAGCAGAACGTTGAAAGCCGTCGGCTGCTTTGACCCCATCCCGCAAGAGCGGGGTATCCCGGCCCATAGCGGCCCAAACGGAGAAGTAACGTGACGAAGAACGAAATGATCGCGGCGATCGCCGAAGACACTGAAGTCAGCAAGGCCGATGTCGGCAAGGTGCTGTCGTCTCTCGCCGCCCATACTGCCGACTCGCTCCGGCGCAGCGAGCCCGTCGTGCTCGGCGGCATCGGCAAGCTCTCCTCGATCGCCAAGGAAGCCCGCGAGGCCCGCAATCCAGCCACCGGCGCCATGATCAAGGTGCCGGCGAAGCGCGTCGTGAAATTCAAGGTCACCAAGGAACTGGCCGACGCCGTCGCCTGATCCCGAGACCGGGACGAAGACCCTTCGGCCGGCGTGATTGTGCGCCGGCCGTTGCCGCATCAGGAGCAATGCCGATGTCCGCAGTTGAGCAGCAGAAGTTGACCAAGGATGAGCGCATTGCTGCCATGAGGGCGAAGTGCGAGGCGAAGGTTGGCGTTGCGTGCTCGGCCGGGTGCGAGAAGTCGTGCGTCCGGAACAAGACGGAGCGAGAACTGCGGAAGGGCAGGGCAGCGGCTGCGGAGAGGCAGCGTGTCGCGCGCGCCGCGTCCGTGGAGAACCGGACCAAAGCCGATGCCGATCGAGAGGCCAAGCGGATCGGGAAGTACCGGGTCCAGATCAAGAGCCCGAAGATTGAGGGCAGCGGCGAGAAGCGCCGATTCACAAAGGACGAGGCCGCTGTGGAGACGTGGCGGGTGACGGTGCTCTACATGCTCGGCTTGACGGTCGAGAAGGCGGCAGAGGCACTGTACGGGAGCCCCGAAATCCGCAAGGGAGCGGTGAACAAAGTCGTCACTCGCTACGGGCTGGAAGAGACCCGGAAGACGCGCCCGATTGAGCGCCTTCTGGAACTTGACCGCTCTCCGGTCAAAGGCATCGCGCCAGGAGAGGTCGCACACTACGCCGCGCTCTATAACCGGGCATACCTGAAGGCCTTTGAGCACAGGCGCGGCATAGTGCCAGAGCAGCAGTTGCAGGCCGAGACGAAGGCGCGCATCACGCGGCTGGTCAACATCAGTTCATCGGCGCTGACATCGGCAGCGCGAGACGGCGGCATCCTCCACTGGAACCTTGAGGCCGGGTTCGAGATGCAGCGCGTCCACGCTGCGTCGCCAGGCGGCTCTATCGGCGGCATGAACACGTCCGGGTTATCGGGGCAGGGGCAGGCTGGCGACGCAGAGAAGCGCGCTCTGGCGGGCCTGATGAGGGCGCAGAAGCTGGGCGCCGCCCGGCAGGCCATCCTCGACTATTGGAAGATCCAGATGACGGGGCCGCTGCGTGCTGCCGTCATTGATTGGGTGGTGATCCGCAATCTGCCGCTGGAAGCTTTCGAGTTCCCGTCGAGCGTCACCGATGAGCCGGTCGCCTTCCTCAACGACTCGCTCGAGGCGCTGGCGTACCACTTCGACAAGTTCCCGGCGGGCGTCAGGCGGCGCGAGCCGACGCTTGAGGAATGGAAGCGATACGATGCCGCGATGGCTGCCGACGGCGCGCGCAGGAAGCGTCTATTCGGCGGCTGACAGCACCGATTGGCGAGCGCCCCGATCCAGCATGAGCGAGACATAGGCCCTCATGCGCTCGACGCCGCCCGGCAGTTCGAGCAAGGCGAGGATGAGCCCGATGTCGTGGGGCACATTGTCTTCGCCTTCTGCCCAGCCGACGACGCGGGACGCCTGCTTTCCGAGCAGGTTGGCAAACTCATTCTCGGAGAGCCCAATCTCTTTGAGCGCGTCGCGGAACTCCGCAGCCGTCAGCTTGGCGCGCTGCGGCCGCGCGTAGACCTCGCTGTGTCGCCTCACGACCGCGGCTCCTGGTATCCCGGCAGATCGGCGCGGCGAGCGTGGTGAGGTAGGGCGTCCGCAGCGTCCGGGGCGTTCTCCTGCCGCTCCGCCCAATCGCAGAGTCGCGCCAGCATATTCGCCCGCTCGTCGTCGGGCCGGGCATCGCCGCCGGCGCGCTTCATGCAGATCGCCAGCATCTCCCGCAAAGCCGGCGCGGCGTCGGGATAGGCTTGCATGACGCGAACGAAGTCTCGATCCATCTGCGGAGGCCAGATGCGCGGCGGCACGTCCGCGATGAGTATGGTATCGGCGGCGGTCGGGTTGGCCTCGACGCGCCAAGCGCGCGGCGCCTTGAACCAACTCGTCCGGTTGTTCACCACCACCGACACCGGGCGCATCAGCCTGTCTGCGGAGGCCCGCGCCATGCGCAGCGCGGCGGTCAGTTCTTTCTCGGTCCAGATCATGGTCATTCGTCCTCCTCCGGCGACGGATCGTGCAGCTTCTGCTCTTCAAGCGTCTCCGGCAGCAAAGCGGAACCGCGCTGAAACTCGCCGCAGAAGTCAGTCTCTTCGACTACCGGCCATTGAGCATGCCTGTGGGCGGCGTAGAGGTCGTCCCCCGCCTTTCCGTCGCGCGCGGCCGGATAGATCAGGCCCGCAAGCTTGGCGATGACTTCTGCCGTTGAGTCTCGCGTCGGCGGCTGTCGGCGGCATTCCGACTCGGCATGATGGTAGAACATGCAATGCCAGCAGTTGCCTCTCTCAAGAATGCGCTGGCCCTCGTATAATTTGTCCGTAGCCCCCGACATCGCTCCGATCTCCTCTGTCATCCGTGGCGTCCTGGTAGACCGGCCAGCCTGCGCAGATTGGCAAACTGACCGGAGATGCTTGCTCGTCAAGGCTCGATCTCGATGAAGTCGGGCGCATTGAACCGGGAAGGCGGCTGGTGCTCGTCGCCTTCCGCAAAGATGATGGTGTCGCCGTCTGCAATCTCCCGCCGGGCGCGCTGGTCCCATCTCGGATGGATGAAGTCCGGCCGGCCGAAGACGCGCACCGCGCTCCACCATCGGTCGTCGCGAAAGCCGACGAAATGGAGCGCGGGCTTCATCGTCAAGCCGCCAGCCTCTCGACCTCGCCAGCGGGCTCGACCAGTTCCCATGATCCAGAGATCGGGCTGTAGCGGTAGCGGGGCTTCTGGATGGGCGCAGCGGGCGTCTCGGCTACCATGGGGGCGGCTTCCGGCTCGACGGGCGCCAGCGGCTCGCTCTGCGGCTTCAAGCGCGGCGACGGCGCGATATGAGCCGGCCAGCGTCTGAGCTATGGCGGCGTGCTGTTCCTCCGACTGCGAGCGAAGGCGATAGACCGTGGCGATATGGTCGCCCGTGGCGCGGTCGATAATGTCGGCGTCAACGCCAAACATGTTGCGATGAAGGTCCATCAATCATGCCTCCCCGAAAGCGTTGATCGCGGCCTTGACCGCTTCCCATGCAGCCAGCGCGGCGGCGGTGGAGCCGGCGTTCTCCGCAGGCGTGTCCACGAAGTCGCCCGTGGGGTTCTCCTGCACCGCCAGTGCGTCGTAATAGGCGTCCGCGCAGACCGGGAGAGCGAGGCGCAGGGCCGCCATCATGACGGCGGCGGGATCGGGCTTGCGCACCGCGTCCGCCAGCCGCCGAATGACGCCCTTGCCAGTGAGAGCCGACAGCGGATCGCCGTCGAGCACCGTATCCACGTCGAGCCCGTCCGCGAAGTTGAGGCCGTTCGCCAGCCAATCGGAAAGCTGCGCCTCCGACATGTCGCCGCCGGCCTTGCGAGGCGAGAATTTCAGCCGCGCCGTGATGATGCGAGTCTTCATGGTTCCGGTTCCTTTTCAGCGAATGAGAGTTGCGAGGCAGGCGACGCCAGCCCCGGCGAGCGTGAAGCAGGCGAGCGCGGTGCATCCCTGGACGGTGCGCCAGCAGAGCGAGGCAAGGCCCGGCGCGGCGTGCGCGGCGTCCGGGAGATAGAGGCGGGGCGGGTTCATGCGACGCCCCAGCCATCGCCCCAGCCGTTCTTGCGACCGCTGGCGAGCATGAGCCGGAACACATAGCCGCGCGGATCGCCGCCGATCTGAACGGTAGCGCCGTATTGATCCGCAATGCCTTGCGCCTTGGCGAGGGCGCGGGCATCGGCGCGGGCACGCTTGGCATCATCCGCTTCCGTCCAAGCAAAACGCCCGCCGCCGTTCGGATAGGAGACCCAGCTAGAGCCCTCGCCATTGCAGGCGCGGACGGCCCAACGTGAAACGCTCTTGCCGATCCGGATCAACGTCAGGGCGTCATCCGCGACCGCAACCGGCGACATCATCGCGCCGGCCAGCGCCGCGCCGTCTCGCAGTGTCGGGTCAAACATACGGGCGGCTTGCTCGCTCATCAGTAGCGCGGCAAGCGCGGCGGCTTCTTTCGTCGTGCTCATGGTCACAGTTCCTCATTCACGCGCCAGCCATCGCCGCGCGTGTCGGGTTGAAAGGGGAGAGGGTGGAATCCGGCCCGGGCGCGCGTGGCGTCCGGGTTATCGGGCGCTAGGTCAGCGCAGCCGCGCCGCGCCGCAGGAAGCCGAGCAACGCCACCTTGCGCGCCTTATCCGTCTCGGCCTCATAGAGCGCCCGCGCATCGGCGCCGGCTTCGATATCGGCGCGCACGCTGGCGCGCGCCTCCGCGTCTTTGATCCGGCCCGCTTCGATAGCGGCCGCAAGGCGCGGGTTCGGGCTGCCCAGGACGCGCCGCGCCCGGCGATAGTTGCGCTCCAGGCTCATGACTGAAACTCCGCTCGCATCTCGCGCATGGGCGTCACGTTCTGGCACGCGCAATAGTCATTGAAGCCGGCCCAATAGCCTTTCTCCGATGACGTCAGCGCCTCATAGGCCAGCCGCACCGCGTCCCACTGCGGGCCGATATCGGCAGACCATTGCCCGGACGAAAGCGCCTTGCGGCATGTCGCATTGTAAGCCCGGTTCGCCGCCGCGGCGGCTTTCTGGCGTTCGCTCATGGCCATGTCAGAAACCCTCATCTGCGCAAGCCGCCGCGAAATCGCGCGCCGCTTGCTCGCCGCACCCACACTTGCCATTCATGGCGTAAGCGGTCCGGCCGTTGGGAAAATACCAAATGCGGTCGCCTTTCTTGATCGGCGCGCCGCACTTGGCGCCAGCCTTGCGCCCGCTGCATTCGCCAGCGAACCGGGCTTGCATCGCGTAGGGATCGCCCCTCATGACCGCGCCTCCGCAGGAAAGAGCGAACGCGCCAGCTCGCGCGCCGCGTCGACCGTGGCCATGTAGGAAGCCGGCGGCGTCATCCATGCCGCATCCTGGCTCGCCAGCGCTTGCATATAGATCGTGCGGCCGTCATCGCCCTTGAAGGCCGAGACCGGGCCGAGACCATCGCGGCGGATGAACGCCGCCAATTCGCCGTTGAGCCGATAGAAATAGACGCCGCCGCGCGCCTTGCGATATGTGCCATTCGCCGTCTTAGGCCGGGCAAAGAGCGATGCGACCGCGCCGCGCGAATTGCTGGCATAGGTCTGGCCATAGAGCGTGATGGTCATGACCGGGCCTCCGCGTTACGGCGCGCGATCAATTCCAGCGTCTCGCGCTCGCGCTTGGCGACCGTGCACGCGGAGTGCTCTGTAAAGAGCGCGAGATAGTAGCTTGCCGGCTTGCCGGTTACGTCTTTGCGGGCGCGTTCGGCCGCAGACGGGACCAGAACAATCGGCTTGCCGCAGATGGTGCAATTGCGATGCATCGTCCCGCCCTCACATGCTGGCCAGAAACGCGCGCTTGTCGCTGATGCGCTGGCGCCGAACCTTGCGACGGTCGCGGCCCTCCGCGCGTTCGGCATAGTCGCCAGCGCCGACCGTGATAACCGGCCGCACATGCAGCGCCGCACCGTTGAGGCAGGCATTCGCCGAAAGCGTGATTCCGTTGGGCGTCGTGAAAGTGACCATGGGTCTAGCTCCAATGAGCGCCGCACAATGCGGCCGGTTTCTCGGGGTTCCGTCTTGCTCGCCCCGATAAGATGCAATATGCTGCAAGCTGCAAATTGCGTCAAGCGATATGATGCAAGATTCTCAAAAAAGTTGAGGCGCCCCGTTGGCGATCAAGTCAGACCCGAGCACGCCGCTCAATCCGTTCGCAGTTCGCGCTGCCCCGAAAGAGGAAGCGCCCGCTCGCGCGCCCGCGACGAAGGCGAAAGGGAAGGCAAAGCCACAGGCCAAGCCAGCGCCAGCCAAGCGCTCCGATCCATCGCCCGCGCCGCCGGCTCAACCCGCCGCACCCGATCCCGGTGCGTTCGTGCCGCTCACTGGCGAGCAAATGCGCCTGGCCCGCTACTTTCTCGGATGGTCGCAAACCGATCTCGGCAAGCATGCCGACCTGAGCCGCGCCACGATCTCGAGAATTGAAGATCCAAGCCCGACGACGCCAAAGCCGACAGAGAAAGCCTTGCGCGCCATCCGCCAGACCATCGAGGCGCGCGGCCTCATCATCATCGAGGCAGACCAGCACGGCGGCCCCGGCATCAGGCGCGGCAAGGCGCCAGCATAGCGCCAGCCCGAATCACTCCGCGCCCAACATCAGCCCGCACGGTTCGCCCTGCGGGCTTTTCCATGCCCTCTCGCCACCCATGCGGCGAACCGAACAATGCGATTCATCGGCACTGCATTGGAGCAATCTGCTAATCCGTCGTGTGAAAGAGCGGAAAACGCCACGCTTGACACGCGACGTTGAACGATTCATCCATCGCGACATTCGGGCCAGTCTCGCCAGCAGCGCCAAGGTAGCGCCAGCGACGCCAGCCAACGCGACGCCCGGCCCAATCGGTCGGGCGTTCTGCTTTCAGGATCATTCGGGCGCATCGCCCATCGAGTTGGGATGAGCCGACGCGGCAACGCAGCCGGATAGCTGGATAGATCGGTACGCCAGCGCATAGGGAAGCCGACGCCGACGAGGGCCTTCCCCATCCCAAGCCCATTAGGATCGCCAGCATGAACCGTCGCAGCTTGCTCGCCATGCTCGGCCTAGCGCCGGTTGCCGCAGTCGCAGCGCCAGCCCTTGCGCGCGATACCGTCTCGGCTCGGCTATCGGCTGGCGAGTTCGTCACGGGAAGCGCGAGCCTAAACGGCTTCAGCGTCGAAACGCTCGACATGCTCAACCGTCCCATGACGATCAAGAGCTATGTCCAGTTTGCCAATGGCGACCGCTTGCACCTTGGCCCTGGCGATCACGTTTGGCATTCCTGCGAGTATCTGGACGACGCCAGCCCCAAACCTTGCCACCCCATGACAGACGGCGACGGCATCTAACCCGCCAGCATGGGACGCTTGCGAGCGCTACCGCCACGCCTGGGCGCAGGAGGCGAATAGGGCTTCGCCAGCGGCTTCGCTGCCTCAACCCTCATCACCCTAGCCAAGCATCGCGACAACGCCGCCCATGGTCACGCCTGCCCTTCGATCAAGGGGCGGGGGGGGGGGGTAGGCCGAAGTCCAGGGCCGAGGGGACCGGCACCGCACAGGGGCACATTCAGACCTTTTATTTTCTCAGAGGGCGAAATTTCTCGGATTTTTGGGCGCGGAAGGGCTATCAATAAGACGGCCCGACGGAGCGTTACCAGCGCTTCGCCGGGCCTAACCACGAACCCGATGTGAGCGGACTCAATGGCTGGCCGATTCGTATGCGACGACGGGCTCGTCGCGCAATCATGCTCTGTGTGCGAGACCATCTTTCGGTATGCGCCGCCGCCTAGGGCGGGTCGTCCGAAGCGACTGTGCTCTGAAAATTGCAGACTGATCCGCAAACGGAGGCGTGCTTCGACGATCGGCTGCGATGCCTGCGGCAAAAAGTTCTCTCCGCTTCACGCCGCCAACGGCATCAATGGCAACTTCTGTTCGCTGTCATGCTGGGCCTCGACGAAGCGCATCCACCCCACGACGCAGTCTGCTAAGTGCGCAGAGAACCGGAGACGGCGCGCGCGCCTTCGAGGCGCGGACGTAGAGTGCTTCGCGGATTGTGAGATTTACGAGCGCGACAACTGGCGCTGCGGCATCTGCGGGACGAAGGTCGACAAGCGTCTGGCCTTCCCGCACAAGATGAGCGCGAGCCTCGACCACATCGTCCCGCTTGCCGCAGGCGGCTCGCATACGCGCCGAAACGTGCAGTGTTCGCACTGGCTCTGCAACTCGCAAAAGACATCGGGCCCAGGCGGGCAGATGAGGCTCTTCGGCTGAGCATAAATGGACGCATAGCGAGTTTCGCATGAAGCAGCGCCTGACGACCATTACGACGACGCTGACGCCGATCAGCACCACCCTGCCGGTTCCTGGGAAGGTATTCGACCCGCACTACTCGACGCCTGAGCATCGGGCCTGGCGCCTTGCTGCGATGAAGCAGGCAGGATGGCGATGCCAGCACCCGGGCTGCACCAAGCGTGCTCCGGAGCACCGGCTTTTCGCGGACCACGTCGTCGAGTTGAAGGACGGCGGCGCGCCGTTCGATGTCGCCAACGCCATGGTGCTGTGTGGCGCTCATCACACGGCCAAAACCGCCAAGAGCAGAGCACAGCGTCATGGCATCCAAGCGTAGCGTGAAGACGCCGAAGGCGCCGGTCCAGAAGCCCAAGCGCACGCGCTCGGCAACTCCGCGCCGCGCCCGGCCTGGGCGTCCCGAGTTCCAGGTCACGCAAGCGATGCGCGACCGGGTGAGAATGTTGATCGGATCGGGGATGGAAGCCGCCGACGTCTCGATCGTCATGGGGTGCTCTCGGCAGACCCTCTACAAGTATTTTCCGGACGAGATCCGGCACGCTCGCGTGGTGATGAAAGCGGAGGCGCTGGAGCTGGTGTGGAAGCAGGCGCGTGAGGGGTCCAGCCCGATGATCCGCCGCGCTGTTGAACTGACATCCGTGCCGCAGACGCGGGAAGCGCTGCTGGCTTATCGCGGCGCCGACATTGAGCCGAAGCCTGAGAAGATCGGAAAGAAGGAAGCTCAGCGCCTGGCTGCGGCGAATCCGGATGAGAAAGACCCGCTAGGAGCGCTAATGGCGGAGCGCTCGGCTTCTGGTCGGTCGCATTAGGAGCGCAAGCGCACACCTGGCCCGCCATCGCGATTGTCGCCGGCAGAAAGGAAGACGACGCCTGCGCCTTCAAGGGCAGATTGAATGGCGCGCAGGGTGCTTGCGCGAGGATCGGTGACGCCCCGCTCGATGTTCTTGATGCTCATCTCAGACACGCCGGCCGCTGTCGCGAGGTCGGTCTGTTTCAGGCCGGTGAGCGCTCGAGCCGCTCTGATCTGAGCCGGGGTGATCATACCCGCCTGTAACATGAGTCTCTCCATCAGGTCAGGGAAAATGAACGCCTCGGTTATTTTCGGTTGACGTGCACATTGATAACCGCTACGGTCATTCTTGTAAACGCAAAAGCGCATTGGCATGGGGCCATACGGCGCATCCCAGCGTTACAAGGAGAGACCAAATGACCGACGTTCAGAACAGCCTGACCGCCTCGCTTTCCAGCAAGGCCAAGTTCACTCCGTTCAAGGTGTGGCTGATTGGCGATACCCCGCTTATCACCCACGCATGGTCGGAGAAGGCCAAGCGCGAGATGCTCTCGAAGCAGGTCAAGGCGACCAAGTCCGGCAAGGAGGCTCGCGACCCTCACGCCGATTTCGTGTCGTCGCTCTACGAGATCAGCGATGGCGTCTATGGCTTCCCGGCCACGGGCGTGAAGAACTGCATTCTCAGCGCGGCGCACAAGGACAAGGGCATCGCCCGGTCCGGCGTGATGTCGGCGCTCTGGGTCAATGCCGACATGGTTCGTGTTCGCCCGGCGCTCGCCGGCGCCGCCTGCGATATGCCGATGATCCGAATCTTCGGCTCCGACCCCGAGATGCGCGAGGATATGGTCAAGATCGGCTCGGGCCTGAATAAGACCGCGAACCTCGCTTATCGGGCGCAGTTCAAGATCTGGGCGATGCACATCACCGGCCGCCTCAATCCGGCTGTTCTAACTCTGGAGGCGTTAGCCTTTCTGATCCAGGAGGCGGGGCTGGCCTCCGGCCTCGGCGAATGGCGGAACGAGCGGAAGGGCATGTTCGGTGCCTTCCACATGGCCGACGTGCTTGAAGAGCGTGCATGGGATGACTTCGCTGCGGGCAAGGGCCCGATGCCGATCCCGGCCAACTACCAGATGGCTGCCTAGCCTCTGGTGGCAAGGATCAGCATCTACGTGCCTGACGATCTCAAGAGCGAGATGGTCAGGCGCGGTCCATCGGAGAACTGGTCAGAGATCGCGCAGGCGGCTTTCGCAGAAAGGCTGAAGGCACTGAAGCGAGATTGGCTATTTCTCTCCACTGAGAAGCATCAAAATCGACGGGAACCACAATGATCCGCTACGTTTTCAGGGAAGACGAGCCAGTTCGGATCAAGGCCGCATCCAAGGCCGATCCGCAAATCTTCGGCGAGGCGCTCGCCGACATCACCGCGGCGGCCGGGGGCCGTCTCACGCCGAATGCCGTCGTGGCGTCGGCTCGATCCGAGAACCACCCGCTGCATCCGCACTTCGAATGGGATGATCATGTCGCAGCGGAGGCCTACCGACTGGACCAGGCCCGCAACATCATCAGGATGGTGCGGGTCGTGGACGACGAAGGCTCCGACGGCACTTCCCGCGCCTTCATGTCGATCAACGACAAGCTCGGCACGGCGTATCGCTCAATCACGGAGGTCAAGTCCAGCATCGACCTGCAGATGGCAGTGCTGAAGCAGGCCGACCGCGACCTGGACGCTTTTCTGCGCAGGTTCCGCGACATGACAGACGTGTGTGCCGATGTTCAGGAAGCGCGCCGCAAAGTCGCGGCTCGCCTGAAGAAGTTCGAAACTCGCGCTGCAGCGTAGCGCGGGGAGAGACGAGGCGGGTCAGGTCGGGTTCCGGCGGGTCGTTGTAGGGACTGGCCGTGTGAGGCAAGGCCGGAAGGGATAGGCTTTGCCTGTCTGGTTCCAGATCGTGTTTGCGATATTAGGCAGGAATTGCTCGGCGCGTTGAGGCAAGTCTCAGTGCGGAATGCGCGTAAAGGCGCTGCACTGATGGGTTAGGCAGGCAATGATAGGCCCGTCTAGTCGTCGGTCGGCAAAGTGTTGATGTGTGGGCAAGGCAGGAAGGGAAGGGCTCGTCCGGGT